GCTTTCGGAGGTGAGGAGCTCCGACGTCGGCTGCCGATAGCACGCACCATTCCGCATCGAACCCCAGGTCGGCCAACGACCCAAGAACGCGGTCGAGCCCTCTTCCAGTGATAGCTGGGACGTTTTCCAGGAAGACGTATCGCGGTCGCGCTTGGCGAATGACGCGGAGCATTTCCCACCAGAGGCCGGAGCGTGCGCCGTCGATGCCTGCTCCTTTTCCTGCGCAGGACAGATCCTGGCATGGGAATCCTCCGGCGATGATGTCGACGCGGTCGCGCCATGCGGTGCCGTCGAAGGTTCGGACGTCTTCGTAGATGGGGAAGTCTGGTAGTGATCCATCGGCCTGCCTTGCGTGTAGAACAGCGCGCGCGAACGGGTCAATCTCGACAGCGCCGACCGGAGTATGTCCGAGCAGCATGCCGCCGAGAATGCCGCCGCCGGCGCCTGCGAATAGGTGCAGCTCACGCATCTGGTTTCCTTTCCGCAGCACGGCGCACCAATAGCTCGTCGAGCGCGGCGATCAGCGTCACGGCGTTCGCGCCGACGACGCCGGCATGCGCCCATCGGCGGCAGTGCTCATACGTCGCGCGCAGCATGCGCAGCTCGTCGTCGGTCGGCGTTGCGCTCATGCTTTGGGGTAGCGCCGCTCCCACGGCATGCGCGTCTCGTCGGCGACGCGGTCCTCAAGCGTTGCGACGATCGCGGCGAGCTCGGCCGGCGTGTGCCGGTGTCGCGCCAGCGGGTGCCCGTTGCTCGCCCTGTAGATGCAGGCGTAGCAGTTGGGGTTCTTGTCGCGCAGCTTGCGCGCGAACTCGACGCCGCAGGTCGCGCATCGGCGCAGCGTGATCTCTTTCGGTGCGCTCATCGCGAGAGCTCCTGCCACCGACGATGCCTCGTCTCGATCTCCTGGTCGCAGGTCCGGTCGAGCCACTGCCGGCGGACGCGGTCGTTGATGCTTGCCGAGAACGCGACCTCGACGGTCCGCAGCGAGACGCCGCAGGCATCGCAGACGGCGTGCGTGCGCTCGCATCCGCAGTAGAGCGCGAGCGCCGCGGCGCCGGCGTCGCGGTCGAGCTCGACCTGCAGGACCTCGTCGAACGGCATCGAGACGACCGCCCAGGCCTGCCGGCGAACGAGGACGACGTCCTGCCAGGTCGGAGCGTCGAAGGCGCCGCCGCTCATGCTTCGACCTCGCGCTGCAGGACCGAGCGCCGAGCGTTGTAGGCAGCGCGCGCGGCTTGCTTGCCGGCGGTGTCGAGCGTTCGCGCGTGCGTCGTCAGCTCCTCGAGCTCGACGATCGTCTTGGCCTTCAGCATCTTCGCAACGACCTCGCTCGCCGGCGTCGTGACCTGCTCGCCGCCGAGTTTCTCGACGACCTGCTGCACGGCCTTCGGGATCGTTGCAGGCGCCGGAGCTGCAGCCGGTGCGGCGTGCTCCGTTCTCGCGCGCGGCGGCGAGCTCGCCTCGTTGCCGTCGTCGTCGACCTCGGCGAGGCCCAGTAGCGTCTTGATTGCCAGGCGGCGGTAGTAGGTCGTCGCGGCGGCGACGCCCTGCGGGTCGGCCTTCGCGGGATTGAGCGGCACGGCGGATTCAATGTGCTGCCCGCTCTCGGCGTGCCAGAGCGTCGTGACCAGCTCGACCGCGCCGGCAGAGCTGCGGAGCGTCTGCGTCAGGACGAGCCCGTGCTTCTGCAGCGGGATCGTCACGGCATCGAGCACGGCCTCGAGGCTCGCGTAGGTGCTGCGGTAGTGCGGGTTTTTGGAGTCCTTGCGCGGGTTGCTGATGTCCGGCACGGCGGCGCAGAGCGCCTGCAGTAGCGCCTGCATCAGCGCGTCCTCCGGTAGGTGCGGCCGGCGCGGCCGGTCGACAAGACCTTCGAGCCGACGACCTCGACCTTGCCCTGCAGGATCAGCCGGCCGACGCGGCGGCCGACCTGGTGCGCGGTCAGACCGCAGGCCTCGGCGATCTCCTCGGCCGTCATCGCCGCATCGGCGCGGCGGCCGGCCTTCTCAAGCGTCCAGAGAATCCGGTTCTCGTGCGCGTCGGCAATGCCGGCGGCGAGCTCGGCAGCTTGCCGGCTCGTTTCGGGGTCGGTCGTGCGGTGTAGGTGTGCAGCGTTTCGCATGTCAGTCGTCTTGAGAGGGAGGGGGAAGTGTCTCGGGTCGTGCGCGCAGCGATCGCAGCTCGGCGATCGCGCCGCGGCAGGCGATTTGCGCGTCGCGCAGCAGTCGGACGGCGACCTCGCGCGACCAGCCGGCATCCAGGTCAGCGGCGGCGAGCGTCGTGCATTGCCGAGCGCGGTCGACGAGCTCGATCGCCTCGCAGATTAGCGCGACGGCTTGGTCTCTTGCTCGCATAGGGTCGCTCGGTAGAGATGCTCGGCGAGGATCAGGTAGAGGCCTTCGCCGGTGCGGTCGGCGGCGGCCTGCGGATCGCGGACGCCGATGCGGCGCGCGTAGCCGCGCAGCAGCTTGGCTTCGGAGATCGGCGCGATCTCGTGCGCAGGTTGCGGTCGTCTCGTCACGCGGCCGATGGTATCGGGCCGCAGCCCCAAATGCAACGGCCGAGCGAAAGACCGCGGCGCCATCGCCTGCCCCGTGGATAGGCGCCGCGGTTGCCGCGACGAGCGGCGGCGCGATGCTATGCGCGCGCGCGGATCTTGGCGATCGCCTGCTCGGCGTTGGCGATGACCTGCGCGAGCTCGGCCTCGGTCCAGGTCGGCCGGCGGCCAGACGGTCCGGTTGCGCGGACGAGTCCGTAGTCGCGGCACCATGCCGTAAGCGATTCGCCGGCGATGGTGCGAACGTCGCCGAGGCTCCGGCCGAATAGGTCCAGCTTGACCGAAAGGAGCTCGAGCCCGTCGGCCATGCGCGAGTCGAGCCAGGCGGCGACGGCCTCGCGCGCGGCGCGGCCGGCGGCGTTGCTGATGCCGCCGAGCTCCGGCGCATCCCAGCTCTCGAGCCGCATGTCGACGCGATAGGCAAGGCGCCATCCGAGATCGACGACGACGCGAACGGTGTCGCCGTCGAGAGCCGTGCAAGCGGTGATGGGGTAGACGCGGACCATGCGCGCAGGCGTAGCGGACGACGCGCGCGAAGTCACGGCCGCTTCGCTCGGTAGGAGGTGCAGCCGGCGCAGGAGCAGCTCGCATGCCCGAGCGGCATGTTCGGGACGTGCGCGGCCTGCTTCGCGAGCGACGGCCCTCGAGCGGCCGGCGCCGTTGCCCAGTCGGCGCGAAAGCTCTGCCAGCCGCGCTCGACGCAGGTCCGCAGAGCCTGCTCGAGCGACATGCCGGCGGCCGTCGCCTCGCGCCGGATGCCGTCGAGGACGGTCGACGTCACGGTTGCCCGGCGTTGCCGGCGCAGCGCCGCGAAGTCCTGCCAGACCTCATCGGCGACGTCCGCAGGTCGCGCAGCCGCGCGCGAGCGCGGTGTCTTCTTCTCTGCTTCTGCTTCTGCTTCTGCTTGGGTCGAGTTTGTCGAGGCGTGTCGAGGCGTGTCGAGGTGTGTCAAGTCCGCAGCGGTCTTGCGGCCCTTGTTGTCGCGCCACCAGCGCGCCTGGTATTCGCGCCGGTCCTCGGCCTCGCGCCGGTTGCGGAACTCGAGGTAGTTGAGCAGGCGCCATCCTCCGCGGACGGCCTCGATGCGGCGTCCGTCCGTGCCGTCGCGCGAGTCGGCGTCCGGCCCGAGAAACCTGCCCAAAGCGTCGGAGCATTCCTCCGGCGTGACGTTGGCGCGGTGCGCCAGTCCTCGCGGGCTCGCCTGCACGCATCCGGCGGCATCAGCCATCGCGAGCATCGTGATCCAGACGATCCGAACGTGCGCCGGCTCGAGCCAGATGGACGAGTCGAGGATCGCGGCGTGCAGCTTTACGAACGGCACGACGACCTCCTCCCCGGCTTGGTGTCCGGCTGCGAGTCGAGGTCGACGCCGTGCTCGCGATACCACAGCGCCACGAGCTGGTCGGCGTTCGGCGTGACGAAGCGCCGGCGAAACGTCGAGCGACGAGACAGCGCGTCGGCCAGGCGCTCAAGCAGGTCGACCGGCGGCCGGCGGTGTTTTCCGGCGCGCAGATGCAGCAGCGCCTGCCGCGTGACGTTGAGCTCGGCCGCGAGCTCGACGAGCGAGCCTTCGTAGGTCGAGCACCAGTCGCCGACGGACCAGGTCCGCGGGTCGTTGTTAGGGGGGAGAGTCATCGCAGAGCCTCGAGAATGGACACCAGAGCACAGAGCACGAGGACCGCGCCGGCGAGCAGCACGGCGCAGCCGAGGACGGTGTAGCAGTCGGTGCCGCGCGGCGCCGGGTCGTCGTCGCGGACCAGTCGGGGGGGATGTCTCATGCGTCGACCTCCTGCGGCACGCGGCCGTATCCCTCGCACGACCAGCAGACCGCCCAGTGCCATCCGCAGAGCACGCTGCGCCGCAGGTTGAACCATCCGTGCCCATCACAGCGGCCGCACAGACGACCGGTCTCGCGCAGGTCGCGCGAGCGCGAGACGTCGATCGGGAAGTCGTAGCCGGCATGCACGCGGCCCGCGTAGCGTTCGCCGGCCTCGAGCGCGAGCTCGGGTCGGCGCGCAAGGGTGCGCGCGTTCGCCTGCTCGACCTCCCACCAGTGCGGGTCGCGGCAGTCTGCCGGCGGTGTTCCGTAGTCGGTCATCGCGCGAGCTCCTTCCGCAGCAGGCGCTGCAACAGCTCGCCGGCCTCGCCGATCGCCTCGCACAGGTCGGTGATCTGGCGCGCCGTGACGTCGTCGGCCGAGCCGTCGACGCGGCCGAGGTCGAGCCAGTCCTTCGCCCCGTCGCGCTGCGATGCTCGGACGATGCCGAGCAGAGCCGCGCGCAGCTCGTTCTCGCGGTGCCATCGCCGGCGCCGCAGACGGTCGAGCTCGTCGCAGATCTGGACGATCGCGCAGGCGTCGGCGTCGTAGTCGCCGTCGCCGAGCCGCATGCGGTCGCGGTAGGACGAGCGGACGGCGTCGATCATGTCCTGCCCGATCGCCTCGTCGAGATCATCGCGCAGCATGGCGGGCCTCCATCGCGCGCGAGACGCGGTTCCAATAGGCGACGGTCGCCTGCTTCCGGTGCCCACGCGGTCCGCCATTGTGAACTCGTGCCAGGCGCTCGAGGTCGCCGTCGCGGACGGCGGCCTCGGCGTAGCGCAGCCAGTAGGCGACGACGACGCGCTCGGCGTAGACGCGCGTGCGGACGTCCTCGTAGGCGCCGCCGAGCGCCGGCGCGTGCTCGAGCGCGTCGGACCAGTAGACGCGCCAGATCTGCAGCGAGCCGAGCGCGTTGCCGGCGTCGCCGACGGCGTCGTCGCGGCCGGAGCTCTCGACCTGCACAAGCGCGTCGAGCAGCGGCCGCAGCTTCGCGCGTGCGGCGTCGAGCTGCTCGAGGGTCGGAGCCTGCGCGACAAGCGCGCCGGCGAACAGCAGCGCCGCGAAGGCGCGGACGGTGCGGCCGATCATCGTGCGACCTCCGGCTTCGGCGCCGAGGCCAGGTTGCGGCGCAGAGCGTCGCGCTCGCGCTGCGTCAGCGACGCGCGGATCGCCTGCGGGATGTGGTCGTAGGACCAGAACCAGCGCCACTGCTGCGCGTAGACGTCCCAGAGGCGAGCGTGCAGCAGCTCGACGCCGTCGAGGTCGTAGCCTTCAGAGAATGCCCAGACCGGGCGTTTGCGGTATGTCGTGCGGGTGTTCATGTCGTGCGAGTGTTGAGAGTTGGCGGGTTGTGCGGCGCCAGAAGGCGCCGCTGGTTAGGTTCAGGCCTTTTGCGCGATCTCGATCGCGTCGCGCCGAGTCGCTTCCACCATCCAGCCGGGCTGCTCGGTCTTGACCGACAGGCCCATTGCGTTGAGCTGGTAGAACGTCACGGCCTCCACCATCCAGCGGCCGCTCGGCAGTTGCTGCATCGCGACGTCGGCTTCGGTGTTGGAGAACTGGAAAGCGATCGTGCAGCGCTGGTTGTCACTGCTGCGGATGATCGTCGGCGCGGTCTTCATGCAGACCTTATCGGCACCAGTCGCTCGCTTGTCTACTGCTTTCCGTTCTTTTTCCCTCTGCTTGTCGCAGATGCCGACGGCGCCGCAGGTTGCGCGCGTGCTTTGCCTGCCGGACTCGTCCCAGAATGAAGCCGGGCCGGCCTGCCTCGCAGCAGATCGGCCCGGAAAGAACGAATCGCCTCTCATGTGCGGACGACGAGCCCGCGGCCCGGTCAGGACCGCCGGCCAGCATGCCGCCGGCCGGCCTTGTGCGCAACGGGTCAGAGCCCGAGCAGGAACAGCAGCACGGCCTCAAGGTCCTGCCCGATTGCAACGACCAGCTTCTCGGCCGTCTGCCAGAACTCGACCGGAGCGTCGGCGAGCGCCTGCGTCGTCGCGCAGGAAGCCGCGCAGGCGGCGATCGCCGCGCAGGCGGCCGACAGGCCCGCCGGCGCTTTCGCGCGATCCTGCGGCCGTTGGCGCATCATTCGGCCGCCGGCTGGGTCGGTTGCTGCGGCGCCGCGCGGACGCGATCCTTGAGCTCGTCGATCGCCGCGTAGAGCTGCTGCGCCGTTGCCCGGCGCCGGCCGTTGACGCTCGCCGCGTAGCCGCCGACGCCGAAGATCGCCAGGAGCTGCAGGACGAGCCCATACCACTCCTCGACGCCGGCGACGCGGCCGTCGCCGTTGCGGTCGGCCTCGACGACGGCGACGCGGACCTGCGCCACGGTGTCGGCGAGCTCGCGGCCGCGGTCGCCGAGCTGCGCGAGACCGGCCTCGACGCCCTCGAGCGCCTTCTCGGTCTCCTTCGTCGCCATGTCGACGCGGTCGACGGCGTCCGAGAGCCGGTTGTAGAGCGTGCAGGAAGGCGCGCAGAGCAGCGCCACGAGAAGGAAGGTCGTGCGGATCATTTGGGAGCCTTGTGGTCCTCGAGACGGGTCTCGACGCGGGTCATGCGCTGCAGCACGTCGGAGCGAAGCGCCTCGACCGAGCTGCGCAGGCCCTTGAGCTCGTCGCAGATGCTTGCGAGTCCGCGGCGGTCGGTGTCGATCTGCTGCGCCAGCATGTCGACGCGGCTGCGCAGCTCGTGGATGTCGCGCGACATGGTAAACGCCCACGCGATGCCAGGGATGACGACGGACGTCGTCGCCACGGATGCTAGCCGCATCCAGCGCTCCCACTGCTTGGTGTGATCGTGAGCCGTCACGGTCGAGCCTCCCATGTGATGACGTCGGCCAGCGTAAACGGCACAGCGTCGGCCGTCTGCAGGTTCGCATGCGCGACGGCGAGGACCTTGATCTCGTCGAGAATCTCGGCGTCGGTCGCGCCCGGCGCCGGCTCGTAGCCGATCTCGCCGTCCTCGACGCCGTTGACGGGTTCCGTGAATCGGTAGGCGGCGCAGTATTCGACGACGCCGTCTTCGACGTCGATGTGCGGGTGCATCAAGACAATCTTGGCGGCCATGTCAGTATGCCGTCACTTCGACCCAGTTGACCGTCACGCCGAACGACCAGGTGCCAGTCGCCGGCACAGTCGCACGGATCACGAGTCCTTCGTTTTGCGCCAGGATGAAAGGCGACTCCATTCCAGGGTTGGGTTCGAACAACGAGATGCGATTCTCGATCTGCGTCGAAGCCACAGCAGGAAATGCCAGCGACATTTGCCCGCTGGCCTGGTTGTCGAGCGTTTTCGTGCCAGCGGTCAGCGCCGCCGTGCTGCTGATGCGGCACGCGCCGAGCAGCGTCGCTCCCATGTCCGAGCGGAGCTTCGCATTATTGCCCGTGATCGTCGCCGCAGTGCCGCCGGAGCCGTCTGCCGTCCAGCTTCTTGCGACGTAGAGCTGGAAGTTTCCGACGCCTGCCGTGAACGCCGTCGCCGTGTTGCTGATGCCGTCGACGACGACCTTCGTGATGACGCACAGGCGCGAAGCGTCGCTCCACCGGAACTGCCAGACCTCGGCATTCGCCGCGAGACCGGCAGCCATCGTGCCACTCAGAAGCGACAGGCGATAGCTACCGAGCGCGCCGTAGTCGATGGGGCGCAGCGTTGTCCGCAGCGCGCGGTAGTTGGTGCCGTCGACATCTGCCACGGCGCCGCCGTTGCCTTGAATCTGGATAGCCATAGGTTCCTTGAGTTAGAGCCAGCGCCAGCCGACCGACCAGACGCCCGAGATCCTAGTGCCACGTCCGCCGGCGCTGCGTTCTTGGTAGCCGTAGACAGTTGCCGCAGCGGTGCGGAAGCGAGAAGGCGAGGACATGGTCAGCGGCTCGTAGAGCTGCGACGAGTTGCTCGCGACGATTGTGAAGCCGACGCCCGGCGTGATGTTGCCGGCCGTGACCGTGATCGTTTCGACGCGGTGCTCGTCCGCGGTGTGGTCAGCGGTTGCCGCCGGCTGCAGCCAGGCCTGCACGGCTGAAGTCGACGCGATACGCGTCTGCCCGGTGATCGTGACCGACGCGTCGGAGCCGCCGGGAAACGCCCCGAAGTCGATCTCGGCGACGCCGGCGGCGCCTGGTAGTCGGCTCGTCGGAATCAGGTTCTGCACGTCGTTCGATCTGCCCGGCCCCATGACCAGCAGCTCGCCAGTCGACGCATGCACGCGGACGACGCGGCCGATGTTCTGGACGAGGTCGGTGTCGCTGGTCGGCCGGGTCGGAGTAAGACCGCCGCCGGCGGCGACGTAGACGACGCCGTTCATGACGTAGGCCGACGTATCGAAACCTCGGACCATGCCGAGCGGCACGGCAAAGCCCTCGCCGTTGTTCGCGAGCGTCTGCTCGAGGACGCCGATCGCCGGCATGGTCGCCGAGCTGCTCGCGTCCGCGGCCGCGACCTCGGTCGCGCCCGATGCGCCGACCGAGCCCGTCGCGTAGACCGGCGTGCCGATCGCCAGCGAGCCGCCGCTGGTGTTCTTGACGGGGAAGCGCGTCGCCTCGACATGCTGCCAGCTCGAGTCGCCGCGCAGGAACGTCGACGCGTCTCGCGTGCCCGTCGCGTCGATCGTCCAGACCGTGCCGCCGGACGAGACGACGATGTCGCCTTTGTCGCCATCGGTCACGCCGCCGCCGCCGCCGCCGGACAGGTCGTCGACGCGTGCGATGTCGCCGGCCTTCGCGCGCACGACCGTCTCGCCACCGTTGCCGCCGACGAGCACGATCTGGTCGCCGTCGATGACGCGAGCCGTGCCCGCGACGACGTAGACCGTGCCGGTCGTGACGGTGTTGCCGAGACGGTCCAGCGCCATCAGTAGGCCTCGACGATCGCGCGGACGTTCGCGACCGTAGTCGGCGTGCCGACCGCCGTCGCCGTCACGGTGTAGACGTCGAGCTCGGCGACGGTCGTGTTCTGGTCGGGCGTCAGCGCGTATGCCGCGAAGGCGACGAGCTCGGCGCCGCCGCCGACGCCGGCGAGCGCGGTGTAGGTGCCGACGTTCGCCGAGAATCCGGTCACGGGGGAGCCAGGCGCCGAGGCGGGGTAGCGCGTGAGCTGAAAGCGCCACTCGTTCGCGACGGTGCTCGTCGTCGCAGTCTCGCCGACGATCAGGACGCGCCGCAGCGTGCCGGCGCGAAGCGCGGCGCCGCAGCGAAACGTCGTCGTCGCCGACATGCTGGCGACCAGGTCGCTCGCGAGCGTGTAGGTGCTCTCGGTTGCCAGCGGCGCGACGCGGACCCAAGCGACGTTCGCGCCGTCGCGGATCTTGAGGTAGCCCGTCGTCGTATCCGCCCACAGCATGTAGGCGACCGGCGATGTCGGAGCCGACGCGCCGCTATGGCATGTGCGCAAGCTCTCCATCGCATCGGGAAAAGTCGTCTTCAGGACGACGTTTGCGTAGTCGGTGCCGGCCGGCGGCAGGTTCCAGTTTTGCGCCATGGTGTCTAGAGGCTCACAGAGTAGCGGAGTCGCGTGATGCTCGGAGAGTAGCCGAGGTCCTCGCGGAAGATGCGGACGCGCGCCTGCAGTTTGCTCGCGACGCGGTAGGTGTCTCGATGTGTCGACCAGGCCGACCAGGCCCCGTTCGCGAAGTAGCGCGTCTCGAGCGCGGCGCGCGTATGCGAGCCCGGCTCGCCGACGTTGCCATGCACAAGAAACGAGAACGGCAGGTCGTCGAGAGTCATCGCCAGGTCGTCGACGGTGGTCTGCCAGTCGATGCCTGGCGAGCACGGGCTCGCCGGCCTGCCGTTCAGGGTGCGCCATAGCGCTTCGCCGCTGTCGATCGCGAACGACAGGTCGTCCACGGTGTCCAGCTCGATCTCTCTGGCCTCGCGCGAGACCTGCCAGTAGCCGTTGGCCTGGTAGGTCAGGTCGAGCTCGGGTCCGGTGTATGTGCCTGCGAGGGTGCCCGAGGTGAGCTCGATGCGGCCTCCGGTGTAGACCGTGCCGCTATGCGTGCCGGCAGGAGCTGCTGCCAGATCGTCGAGCGCGACCTGCTGCGCCGTTGGATACGGTCGCCAGGTCGGCGCCGTGACCGATGCGACGGTGCCGTAGAGCCCCGAGACCGACCGTGCGGCGACGAGCAGCGTGCCGCCGTATGGTGCCGGCCGCAGCTCGGCGTCGTTTTCTGCGCCGCGGTAGATGACCTCGCCGGCGGCCCAGTCCTGCCCGACGCGAATCTCGTAGCCGACGACGTCGCGCATGCCGAGAGCGTCCCATCGGACGACGACACAGTCGCCGGCGTCTGTCGCGGTGAGGTTGCTAACCGCAGGCAATGCAAACGCGCCGAACTCCGGCACGGTGTAGGTCGTTTGCGTAGCCTGCTCGGGCAGTTGGTAGGTGCCGTCGACGCGCTCGAGGCATGCCGCGAAGATGTAGGAGCGACCTGCAGCGAGGCCTCGGACGACCACGTTGTCGTCTGCATGCTCTCCTAGGCTGCGCCATTCGCCGATTGCTGCGTCGCGGACATAAACGCGGACGTTCGCCTGCCTGCGCCCGATCGGCTTTGACCAGGTCACGGACAAGCTCGCGTCGCGTTGCGGCAGGATGCGGACCGATTCGACCTCCGGCTCTCCGTCCTGCGCAGGTTGCCGGAGATATCCGGCCGGCGTGCTTTCTGCTGCGTCGACGCCGGCGCCGTCGTAGGCGCTTGGCGGGATCGGGTCGTGCAGTGCAGGGACCCACTGCAGACAACGGACCTCCCTCTTCAGGTCCTTTTGCAGCGTGATCCCGACGACCTCGTATTCCTCGACCAGTTTATCGACCAGTCCGACGACGGCCGCGGCGCCCTTCTTAATCGTCACAGATGCGCCGGAGACCGTCAGCCTTGAGATGCCGCCGCTGGTCACGATGCCCGTGATGGTTCGCGTCTGCGCGACGCCGTTGACGTCTCGCACGACGACCTGCGTCGCTCCGACGACGATGTGGTCGACCTCTATCTGGTTGGTCGCCGTGCCGTCTTTGACGACGGACATCGCCGTCGGCACGTCGGCGCCGAATGGTCGCAGCAGCTCGTGCTCGAACTTGATGACGTCGCCGACCTCAGCGGCGAGCGCCCACGGGCCGGTCGTGAAGACGAGCTCGCGGCGGATCAGACGCGTCGCGCGATGCCGGAATACGCCCTCGCGGTAGATCTGCGACGGCCTGGTCACTCCCCAGGCCTGCACGGTTTCGGGTCGATATTCCTCGCCCTGCAAGTTGGCCGGGTCGTTGAGCGTGCCTTCGCCATCCTCGACCGGGAAGACGTCCTGCGCGTAGAGCTGCGTCTCGTTCAAGTATTGGAACAAATACGCGGTCGCTCGGTTGGCCTTTGGTAGCCAGGTCACCTGAACGTTTTCGCAGTTGCCGCTCGTCAGCAGTTGCACGGCGGTCTTCGCTGGCACAGAGACAAGCGAGTCGGCATGCGCGTCGCGGTATTGGTAGACGATCGAGATCTTGCCGTTGCGGTAAACCGGGGTCGCTCGGCCGGCGGCACAAATCGCGAGGACGTATTCCCAAGCCGGTCGCGGTGCGTCGCCGACGAGGTCGCAGGTGAAGGCCTGCTCGCCCCACGGTGTCGCCGGCGCAGGGTCCTTGTCGCAGAAGATCGACCAGCGACGGAACGCCGGCAGGTCGACGTCGGCTTCGGAAAGCCACCGGCCGAGCCCCCAAGGAGCCAGCAGGAAGTCGAGGAGGATCCAGGCCGGGTTGCGCCCTGGCGCGTAGGTCATCCAGTTATGCGGCGCCGGCGGCTTATCCCAAGTCGGCGACGACCATCCGTGCGTCGCATCCCAGACGCGGACCTGCGCTCCGTCGATTCGCACGTTGCATTCTGGAAGGCCTCCAGAAAAGCGCGCGCCGGCGGAGAGCTCGAGGCCGAGAAGAGCGACGCGGGGATAAGTCAGCGTCTGCGGCGTCGCGATCGTCAGGTTGCGCCAGATCGCCGATGAGACGGTCAGCGTGCCACCGGACGGCGTGAGTCGCTTGAGCCGGATCTCGAGCGGACCTGCTACCGGCGCGGCCGTGGAGCCGATCGGCATCGACCAGCTTGTGGCGTATTGTTGCTGAGTAGTTGCCGTGATGGTTTGCGTCGGTATTTCCGCAGGCGTGTTCCATGTAGCGGCCCCAACGCGCCGCCATTCATAAGCAAAGCGAACAGTATACGGCAGCACGTCACCCTGCGGAGATAAGGCATAAAGTCCGCCAGGAAATACAAGGACAAAAGATACCATGCTAACAGTATCGGTCCCATTGTATGTATAGATGACCTGCTCGCCTTGTTCGTTGAGTTGCTGGCCTGGGCTGTATGTTGTCACGGCGCCAGGAAATACCGACCCGGGCAAAGCTGGTTGGTCGAGCAGACCTGGACGAATCCATAGGCGAGCGCCTGGTACGTCTGTGAATAGTAAGCCGTTGGAAGCCAGTGCTATTTGCGCATGCCCTTCTGTAGCGACCTCCCAGGATTGCGGCGGCCCGATGTCGGTCTCTAGGTTGTTTGACCCTAAAGCGATCCAGTCAGTAACTACGCCGCCAGTGCCTGACGTTATGACGATGTCGAGCTCTCTTGGGTTGCCGTTGCGTAGATTTGCAACGTAACCGACTCCGCGCACGTTATGCCGAATCAGCGAATACCCTGGGAAGCGATCCCAAAAAGTAACAATGTCGCCGACCTCAGGGTAAACGACGTTAGGATTGCCATCGCTACGCGTCCACAGACTAGTGGTGATTGCCCAGATCTGCGTTTGCGTATTGGTGTTGACTAGCAGATTCCCATTTATGCGAATGTCGCTAGGCAGAGGCTGGTAGGTTGTCGGTGGCAATCCTCCCACGGGGACGATAGCGCCCAGATCGTCGACGACGTTCGCGGTCGTATTGCCGATGCGCGCGATCGGACCTTCGCACAGCGCGAGGATGATGCGCAAACGGTCGTCGACGCCGACGAGGTTGCTTTGCGCAGAGACGTCGGTGTAGATGACTTGGCCGCCGACGGCGTGCCGGCCGTAGACCCACGGCACGGGGAAGCCCTGCCCGTAGTTGGTTTGAATGCCGTCCCAGGCGTAGGTCGGCGAGCTCTCGTCGCCTCGCTCTTGGCCTTCGCCATCCGGCCGTTGGCGCGGCGAAAGGATGGAGACGACGTAGTTGACCGCGAACAGGACGGCTGCCGTCACCAGCGCCTGGACGATCATGGCGCCGATCTCGATGCCGGTGCTAGTGATCGGCAGCAGCATGAGATCGCAATCGTCCGGCAGCGCTTCGTCGAGGCTTGCGTCGTCCAGCCTTTCGCCGTTGAGCGCGACCTCGATCGCCACGGTCTTCGGCAGATGCTGCTCGACCGCGAAAGCGAGCTGCCGCGGCGTGATGCCGGCGCGATGCTCGATCGGGAACGTCTCGACGCCGTCGCTACCGAGCAGGCCTCGGCGAACATGCAGCCGGATCATGCGACCAGACCTCGGCCGGCTGCTTCGTCCATCGAAACAGCGGCCGCGCGTAGGCGCTGCCGAGCTCGATATCGGCGCTCCAGACGTGCGCATATGCGACGATCGCGACCCATGGGTGCGACCCATAGAACAGCAAGACGTCGCCCTCGCGCAAGTCGAACGGCTCCGCTCTGCGGACCCAGCACGGAGGGAAGCCGCATGCGGCCTCGACGTGCCCTGCTAGCCACTGCCGGCGAATGTCGGCCCACGGGTCCGGCAAGCAAAGGCCGAGGCGCCGGCATGCTTCGAGGACGGTGCCGAGGCAGTCGAGCTCGACGCCGGCCGTGCGTCCTCCTAGCCGGTATCGGCTGCGCAGAATGTCCTGCCACTCCTCGGCCGTCATCGTTGGCGCGGGATGCCAGGGAAGCCGCCAAAGCGCGCAGGATGCAGCACGGGAAGCCCTCTAGCTGCATGGTCCTGGCCTCGAGCGATGCAGGCGCCGAGAGTCTTGGGGCAGGTCGTATAGGCGGCGACACCGTTGACGACGTAGCCGCATTCCGTGCTACCAAATGCCCAGCGGCAACGGCCGGCGACGTAGCGGTCCTGCGGGCTGTTGCGCGTGAAGAAGTTGGCCTTCTCAAGCCGGAACGTGACCGCCTCTTCGCTCGCGTAGGCGCCTGCGATCTGCATGTCCCACCGCTGGAACTCGTGCGCGGGATACGCAATCGAGAGACCGGACGTCGGGACGAGGTAGATCGTGCAGTAGTTGCCCTCGAGACCGTTGCCGGCGTGCAGATAGCGCATCAGCGTCTTCGTCGTGTTGTCGACGGAGAGCTCGAGTTGCGGCAGGTCGCCTTCGCTCGTCTGTTCGATCGGCGAAAAGGTGAAGCTATAGGGGTCCCATGTCGTGACCGACGGAGCGCCGGCCGGCCAGGTGATCTGCTGCGGATGGTTGCACAGCCGGACGATGAGACCAGGCGTCGAGACGGCGCCGCTGCCGGCCGGCCTGGCGAGCTCGAGCTCGACGAGCCAGATCAGCGGCGAAGTGCCGTGCGGTTTTTCGATCTGCTGAACGAAAGACGACGGCAGCGTGATCGGCATTAGAGCGTCCAGATGAGCTCGGCGACGCGAGCGGAGACCGTGTAAACGTGGCCGGAGACCTGCTCGAGCGTCGGCTCGTCGAGCTGGACGACCGCGATGTCTGCCGAGCCTCGATGCGGGCGCCAACGGAAAGCCGGATTGTCGCGCAGGAAGTCGAGCAGAGTTTGCCCGGTGCTGCCGCTGAGGTTCGACCATTGCAGCGAGAACTGCCGGCGAACGCGGCCGAACAGCGGCCAGGTCCTTTCGTATCCAGTTGCGCCCGATATGCGCTCGGTCGTGACCGTCGCGTCCTCGCCGACCTCGGCGTCTGGCGCCGTCGGTAGCGCGTTGAGGCTTGCAGGGTTCGCGCTTTCTCGACCTGGCGAGAGAGTCAGGTATGTCGGGGTCGCCGGCAAAGTCGGGTCCGGCTGCGGGTTCTGCACTAGGTTGAGCTGCAGAACGTAGATGTCGCGCACGTTTCGCCGAGAGTTGCTAGCGAGCAGTCCGCCCGTGAATCGCGCGCGGTATTGCACGGCGCCTGAGCTCGCGGCCAATCCGTAGCGCGCGAAAGCCATGGCGCAGAGCCCCTCGCTTTGGTTGTTGCGCGAATGCGCATGCACAATGCTCGTCGATAGTGCAGTGCCGATATTGGTGTAGAGCTCGCAGTTGTAGTCGTGCGATCCGGTCGTCTGCACGATGCCCGTCGCCATGACGGCCGGAGCAGAGACCAGGCCCGTCGCCGGCCGCTCGAGCCCTACGTATTCGGTGCCCTCGGTCGGACCTCCGTAGCGATTGCCCGTCAGTGCGAGGACCTCGGTCTCTGTCCTGCCGAGGACGTCGTAGAGCGATTCGAGCCGGATGCCTAGGTATCGAACGGCCGACCATCGAGTCGCATCGACGCCGGCGTTGACGCGGTCGCGACCATAAGCAGCGACGCGAAACGACGTGCCGGGGTTAGTGCCATACCACCAAGCGCCTTGGTGCGTTGTGACCTGCAGAGGGAAGCCGGTCATCAGCGTGCTGTTGCGGCTGAGTCCGAAGCGCTCGTTCGTGCCGATGCGAGGCGTAAACGTAGACGGGATTGCGAGCGCCACCGTGCCGAACTGGAACGACGGCGCTGGCTGTTGCGACAGTAGCGTTCGGATCGGTCGATAGACGACCTGGTGGAAGTGCAGCCAATCCTCGCCGGCGGTGCCTGGTTGGTTTGTCGACGTCCAGAGATTGGTCGATGTCGTCGGCAGTGCCGAGCCGCCGGCGGGGTAGTAGGTCTCGACGAGCTGGTCGCCACCAGGAACCGAAGACAGGTCCCACCAGAACCAAGTCACATCGGTGACGCTGAACGAAAGCTGCTGCGTCGACAAGATGTCGCCGTTCATGTAGACGCGCGCCCAGATGCAGAGCTCGTCGTTCGTGGTCGGCGTGATCGTGTTGCCGAAGTCTGGGTCAGGGTTGAAGCCGCTCGGATCCTGCGCGACCATGAAGAAGAACGGGTGCCCAGTCAGCGGCCCCGCCGTGTCTGCGAAGCGGAACTGGTGGCAATGGTTGCTTGCCTTGAATCCGCCGGCGCGACCAAGACAGACCTGCACGAGAGCATGCTGCGGCGTGCCGCCGCTGCCGGCGTTGAACTGGTTGTGAACGGTGCCCGTGACGATGAGCCCGTAGCGCCTAGCGCCTGCCGGCATGTCGCTGGTCGACAGTTTTGTAACGAGCTGCCAAGCGTCGCCGCCGGTAGTGCCGCCCGGTCCGACCGCAGTGCCGACGCCGGTGATCGTCGCCGAGATCGGCTGCGTGATGATGTCGCCCCAGCGCGTGCCCATCAGCTCGCCGCCCTGCGCACGGCGCCGCGCAGTCCGTTCTTGGTTTCTAGCTGGTTAGTGAAGATCTGCCGCAGCGTGCCCTGCTGCTCGAGCAGCGCTCGATGCACATCGCGCGAATCCATCGCCGTGATGTTGATCGAGACCTGCGTGCCAGTCTGAGCGCCACCGCCGACGAAGCTGACCGGGATGCTGCGGTTGTCCGGCAACGGCACAAAGGCCTCGGCGTTGTTGCCTTCGCCGAACAGCGCCATCGTCGGCCGGCGTGCGATGCCGCCTCGAGCGAAAGCGCGGACGGGAGCCGTGCCGGTGACCTGGCCCGGCATGACGCCGCCGTCGGCGAGCGCAGGCGCGCCGAATATCGACGAGACGATCTTTGCGGTCAGCATCTTTGCGGCGATGCGAGCGATCTCGCCGATGATGACGCGAGCCATATCGCGGAAGGCCTGGCTAGCGGTCTTGGTTCCCATTGCGATATCGGTCAGCGCGTCTGTGAGACCGCTGCCGAATGCGTCGACAAGAGCTCGACCTCCTTCGCGTCCGATCTCGGTCAGGTCCGTGAGCTCGCGAATCGCGTCGCTCGCTCCTTCGTTGAATCCTCGCCAGAAGTCTCCGCCGCTAACGAGCTGTTTCAGCTTCTCTTGGCGGTTGTTGAGTAACGCCAGGACCTCGGCGTATTCCTCCGCCGAGATCTTGCCCTCGTTGAAGATCTCCTCGAGCTGCAGCTTCTCGGCCTCGACGGCCAGGTTGCGCAGAGCTTGCTCGTTTTCGCGTAGTGCGGCGATCTGCTGCTGCACGGCGAGCGTCTCCTTCTGCGTCGCCAGCGCGTCGTCGCGCGAGACGGTCGGCGCCTGCTGTCCTCTGGTCGAACGGAAGACCGACGAGAGCTGTGTGCCGACCTGGCGCGCGTAGTCGGCGAGCTTGGACAGCGACGGCAGACCTAGCGCCGGGATGCCGTTCTGTTGTGGGTTGTTTGCCGGCGCCGCGGCCTGCTGCTGCGCGACCTGCCGCGTCGCCTCGGCCTCGCGGCGAATAGCGTCTGCGGCCGCCGCGCTTTGCTCCGCGATCTCGCGCTTCACGTCGCGAAGTCTCTGCGCGACTGAGCCGGTTTGCTCGAGCTGCCGCTTTGCCTGCTCCTGCAGCAGGATCGTCTGCTGCGTTTCGGCGAGCTCGTCGCGAATGTCTTGGACGTCGCGGCCTCGCCGCATGCCGGTGCCGGTCGGTCCAAGAACCACGCTTAGTCGTCTCTGCTTGTCGTAGAGTCGACCGAGCAGCGCGTCGACCTCCTCGATCCTGCGCTTGTCCTCTTCCGAGAGCAGGTTGACGCCGGGGATCTCGTCGATGAGGTCGATGAGTCCGATGATCGCGTCGACCGCCGCGCCGACCGCCTTGACGACGAGCGTGCCGATTGCTTTCGCGAAGTCCGCGATCGCGTCGCGGTTGTTCGCGATGAGCCGCGCCAGTCCGTCGAGGTATCCTGCGACCTCCGGCCCGAAAGCCTGCAGCAGAGAGCGGCCGACGGAGTCCGTCGCGATGCCCAACTTGTCGAGCGCCTCGGTCACGGCGGCCGCGGAGGTGGCCTGCTCCTCGGTCAGCGTCGCGCCGACCTGGCGGACGTCGGCGATGTTCTGCTGGAACTCTGCGACGCCCTGCCCGATCGCCGGCAGCAGCTCGAGGAACTGCTTGGGGACGACCTTGCCGAGCGCGACGGCCTTGTCCTGCTCGGTGTTGTATTGCTCGAGGCCGGCGGACATTTGCTCGAATAGCGCCGACGGCGCCAGGTTGCGCAGCTCGTCGAGCGTGATGCCGAGGTCCTTGAAGCCGGCGGCGACCTGCTGGTTGCCGTCGAGCGCTTGGCGCTGCGCTTTCGCGAGCGCGAGGACCGTGCCTTCGAATGCGTCGCCGTTGATGCCCGACAGCTTGAAGGCGGCCTGCAGCTCGGAGAGGTTTTCGACGAGATCGCCCGTCGCGGTCGCGAGGTCGCGCAGGTCGTCGGCCTGCTCCGCCGTCTCGCGCGCGAACTGCGCGAACTTGATCGCGCCGAACGCGACGCCGACGCCGGCGACGGCGCTCTTGACGTTGAATAGCGCGCCCTTGAGGTTCTGGAACGAGCGAACGGACACCAGCGCGAATCGGCCGATGCCGCGCTCGAGCGCGTTGAGGTCGCCCTTTATGTAGTTTTTGAGCCGAGCCTCGATCGAGAGCGTGCGTTTTTCAGATCGTGCCATGGTCTCGGCTCCTCACTTTTTGGCCTGGTTCTGCGCCATGCGTCGATGGACGCCGCGCCAGTGTTCGATCTCCTGCATGATGAGCGGCCAGGCCTGCGTGAAGGTCGCGGCCTGGTCCTGCCATCCGCCGACGTCCGGCATGACGCCATTCTCGACGAGCGCCGCCGCCGTGATCGCATGCAGCTCGCGCTGCGAGACGAGAGCGTTCGGGCAGCGATGCACGCCGACGCGATTCGTCCCTTCGCAGTGCGTGCATGCGTCGTCGCGACCGCCGCAGAACGGGCAGGGGTCGATCCATGCGATCGGCTCGGGGGTTGCCGCGTCGCATCCCCACTCGCGTCGTTTCGCCTGGTCGTGCCTGCATGTCGTGCATGTCATTTCAAACCCAGAGCCGCGCGGCGCGAGCGCGACGACGGCGGCCAATATCAGTTTTTTACGTCGTCGGTCGTGAGCTCGTTGCCGCGCATGATCGCGAGCGCGATCTCGGTCGCGTCTTCGACGCCGAGTCGATTGACCGAGGCCTCGCTAGCGGAGACCGGAAGACCGATGCCGCAGACCGTCGCCGGCGCTGCGTCGAGCGCGAACGGGACCTGCGCCCCGTCGGCGTCGAGGAAGTTAGTCCAGCCGGCGATTCCGGCGCGTAGCGCGACGGTCATCCATGAGCCGATTGCAGCGTCCTCGCCTTCGCGTAGGTCGCGCAGTCGGAGCATGATGACCGTCGGCAGGCGCCTAAGGTGGAACGTCGTCTGCTGCGTTTTGGGAAGCGACCGGTCGTTAGTCACGACGAAGTCGAAGGTCTCTTTCGTGCTGCGTGCGATGGGCATGGAGGGAGTCTCGCAGATTAGATCTGCGTGAAGTAGATCTCGTCGTCGCCGCTTTCGTTGATGCGGCGCGGCCGGATGGTCACGTCGAACGTCGCGATGCCGTCCGAGTCGCCGAGCTGGACCTCGGTGACCTGGCAGACCGGCGCGACGATCGTCATCACGTTGCCGGCAGTGGTGCCGAGGACGAATCCGACGCGCATCGTCTGCCCGCTGTTGCGGATGGCTTCCCAATCGAAGCCGCCGTGGATGGCGTCGACGGTGACGGTGAACGCCGGGTCGCGGTCGGTGATGTTCGAGCCGGTCGCGCCGCCGGCGCGGTTGGCGTCGAGGTTCGGGTTGACGGTGTTGCCCTGCGCGAACGAGACGCGCTTCGTCGGGATGCGATGAATGCCGGAGCCGTAGCCGTAGGTGCAGAAAGCGCCGAGCAGGCGCGGCGGACGGACCGTCGAAAGGCCCGACGTCGTAACGGCGGCCGCGTCGACCGTCGTGCCGATGTCGCCGGAGAACGTCCACGAGAACTGCATCGGCTGCCCGACCTCGCCCTCAAGCGTGAAGTCGCCGCGGGCGCCGAGCAGGTCGCGCTGCCGGCCGTCCAGGTTGTGCCGAATGGTCAGCGACGGCGTGAGCGATTGCGCGGCAGTCGTGATCGTCGTCGTCGACAAGCCGTCTGCAGCGCGCAGCGTGTAGGTCGCGAGCGCGGTGCCGTAGAGCAGAGAAGCCGAGAAGTCGACCATCGTCGAGCCGTTGTCGACGAGGAGCTGCATCGCCCCGACCGGCGTGCCTGCCGGGCTCTCGATCGTGACGACCGCGCCGGCGGCTGGCGCCGTGCCGCTCCAAGACGCTGCGGTGACCGCGATGCTCTTCGTCGAGGTCGGCTGGCAAAGGATGCCGGGAACAGCGGACACCGCAGATGCGGTCGAAGTAGATCCGCTGGATGCTCCAGCAGTCGCGGCGGCGGTGAACGTGCCGGTCACGTTGGCGACGACAAGCACGTTGCCCGATGCCGTCGCGATATGGATCGGCGTCAGAGATCCGGCGCTGTTGTAGATGCCGACGACGACGCCGCGGATAGTGCCGGTGCTTTGCGTGACGATCTCGCCGAGCTGGAATCCGATACCGGTCACGGCGCCAAGCACGACCGATTGCATCGTGCCGGCACGGTAGCCGCAGGAGAAAAGCAGCTTTTGCCAGTCCGGCGCGTCGATGCCGCCGGAGAGCGCCGCGTCGCCGCTTCCGCGGAAGTCGCTGCGGAAGGTGACGGTGCGCGTCTGCCTGCCGACCGGCGCGAAGTCTCGCGACAGCGACGCGCCGGACGGCACGCGGTCGAGGACGTCGATCGTGTCGGAGAGCGACGGATCGAAGACGAGGATCGCGTCCGAGCCTGCCGGCGAGGCCGACGTGCCTTCCGAGGTTTCGATCTTCGCGAGGAGTTGCTGTTTGCGGTTGACTGGCATGTTCTATTCGTGCGCGAGCATTTCCTCGAGCTCGACCGTGATGCTCGCGGCAGCGGCCGAACTCCATGCAATCGAAGGCGCCGAGGCGTATCGGACGAAGACCGATTCGCCAGTGCGCGGAAGGGTGACGTTGAACGTCTCGAACGGGTGCTCGAGATAGTGCCGACGAACGGCGTCGCCGGTTGCGCCGTATGCGTCGCGGTAGAGGAACGTGAACAGACGCGGCGCAAGCTGCGAATCCGGCACGCGCGTGAGCAGCAGGTCTCCGGCTGCAGTTTGCCGGCGGACCTGGCGCGTCGTCGTCGCAGCGGCCGATGGCCTCGGCAGCGAGTTTGCGGCGGTGTCGGCCATCAGGTCGTCGGGTCCTGGTAGTCGTGCCGATAGCGGAACTGCAGACGGACGACGGCCTGCAGCTCGTTCTGCTCGTCGGGGTCGCTGACCTCGTGCCCGAGCACAACGGCGTCGGTGTAGTCGGGGTCGAGTCCCCACGAGTCGGGGTCGTGGACCTTGCGCTCGACCTCGACGACCATGCGGTCGAGGTAGCGGTAGGGGTTGCCGGCGTCGATCGTCGCGTCTGCGTCCTCGCTGCGGACGGTGAGCAGGACGCCGACCTGCATCGTCGCCTGGTAGGTCTCGTTCGTCGCGATGGTCTTATCCTCGGACGCGAAGAAGACGACCGCGCGCACGGCAGCGTCGCCGTAGTTGACGGCGCCGCGGAGCTGCGAGCTCCAGCCGGCGATCGAGCCGAGGCGCGTGACGAAGGCCTGCAGGATCTGGTCGCGGATGCTTGCCATCAGGTCCTGCCCTTGCGCCAGTCGGCGAACATTCCGTCGGCGGCCTCGGCAAAGCGCTGGTCGCGCTGCTGCTCGAGAGCGTCCCAGCTTGCATAGAACTGCAGCAGCGGGTTCATCTCGACGGTCTTGGTCAGGATCCACCGCAGGCGCCGCTTTCGCGCGACGATCCTGCGCGGGCCGCCGCGACCGGGCTCCGGCTTGCTCTCGTATTTGGTCGTCTGCTCGTAGACGAGCCGGTTGCTATTCCGCTTGCTCGGCACGGTGATGAGCTTCTTCCCAGGGTATCGCGCGCGAAAGGCGCCGATCGTCGCCGGCCGCGTGCGGATCGGGACGGCCATGTAGCGGGCGCTCTTGATGTCCTGGCCTTCCTCGTGGATGCGCAGGATGTCGTTGCCGGTGTAGATGTCGCCGCGGATCTCGGGGATCAGCCGGTCGGCCTCTTCGCGCGTGCGTGCGGTCTTCTGGATCGGGAGGACCTGGTAGGAGACCTGGTTCGGGTTCGGCGGGCTGCCGCCGAACTGCACGTTCGTGACGTTGATCGGCTGGCCTCGCTGGCCCGTGCCGCCGCGGCCGAATCGGTTGCCCTTGCGCGCGAGCCAGCCTTTGCGATGGTCGAGGAGCGTCAAGTAGTTGAAGCGCCGGAGGTGGAAGTAAGCGCTCCGCGGCGCGAGGATCAGGTAGCGCAGAGCCTCGGTCGTGTCGACCGTGACCGAGAAGCCGGTCGCCGAATCTCGCAGGCCGGCGCGCATCAGGCCTCAACCTCGAGCGCGAACGTGCCCTCGTCCTGCGTGATGATCCGGCGGACGCGCGCGACGAGCTCGGCGCCGCCGAGCCGCATCGCCAGCGTGACGCGATCGCCCGGCACGACGGCCTCGACGCCGTAGGTCGTGCCGCGCGGTATCTCGATGATCGCGCGAAGCCGGCCGACCTGGCGCGCGTCGCCGGATGCGGGCTCGACGTCAAGACGGTTGACGACCGCGCGGACCTGGCGCTCGGAGCCGCTCTTCGGTGTGTATGTGATGACCTCGCCCAGATGGTCCAGGCGGGTCAGCGTGTCGCGCGCATGGCGCGCCATCGTCTCGCGAAGGGTCACGTCTTCGACCTCCGCGGCCGCGCTGCCGGCGTTGCCGCCGGCGCGGGCTTGTCGTCGAGCTCGGCAACGACGCCGACCTCGACGACCTCGGAAACGCGCAGCAGATCGCGCCGGAACGCGAGCACGAGCTCGCCCGGACCGATGTCGTCGGCGATGCGGGCCGTCCCCAGGACGCGCCCCGTCGAGATCTCCTGCAGCGTGTAGTCGCGCATCGTCAGATCAGGGGAGCAGCGCGGTCGCCTTGAAAGCGACGGCGACCTTGTTCGTGCCCGAAGCGCCGGCGGTGATGACGCGCATCATTTCGCCGATCTTGGTGCCCGTGACCGACGTGCCCGTTTCCAGTCGCAGTGTGTCGGTATTGGTCGCTTCGATGTGGTTCGCGTCGACGCCCCAGTGCGTCGCCGTCGTGATCGTGTCTTCGATGCCGGCCTCGAAGGCGCCCTGGATTCGCATGCGAATCGTGGTCGCGCCGCTGCCGTTGACGACCGTCTCCAGAGCGATGCCGCCGAAGACGCCCGAGCCGCTGAGGCTCGCGACGGCGCCCGACGAGATCATGCAATAGGCGCCGGCGTAGATGGTGACGCCCGACGTGACGGGGAGCGTCACGTCGATCGTCGGAACGTCCGCGAGGTAGACGCGGATCTTTTCGCTGCTGAGGTCTGATGCCATGGTTCGTATCTCCTATTAGGCGAAGGTGAGGCGAACCGTCTGGTCGAATCGACCATAGCCGCCGTTGCAGACGCGCTTCGCGAAGAACATGCGCGCGTCGTTGAGGGTGTGGAAGTCCGAGCCCTCTTCGAGGGTGGACATCATCGGCGCGACCTCGTCCTGCCAAACGAAGGCGCGAACATCCGCGTCAGTGCGGAAGACGTAGGCCTTGTCCGTCGCGGTCAGTCGCGAGTTGATGTAGGGGACGATCTCCATGCCGGTCGCCATGAGCTGGTTGCTCGAGCCACTGGTCAAGAAGTCGTTGCGAATCGCGCCGACGACGGCGCCGTAAAGCGCGGCCGGAACCATGACCGCGAAGCGACGAGCGAACTCGTTACGCGGCTCGCCGGAATCGTCGACGAACGACATGATGCGCGTAATGGCCGTCAGGATGCCGCTCGCGGCCTCCGAGACGGTCGGCACGCCGGACACCGAGCAGGTCTGCTGGACGATGTTGTCGACCGTCGCGCCGCTCTCCGTCTTGTGCGTCGTCGCGTAGAACGCGACGCCGTCGTATGCGTTGCCGTTGGCGATGAGCAGGTCGGAGATGATGCGCTGCGGGAGTTGCGCAGCGCGAGCCGCGAGCTCGTTGACGCGCACCAAGACTTGCCCCGTCTTGTCGCGACGAAGATCGTCTTCGTCGATCTGCAAACCGGCGCTGAACTTCTTGTTCTTGACCGCGAACTCGAAGCGCTTCATCGACTGCGCCGTGCGGTTGCTGCTCCACTCGGTCAGCGACGGCGAGTCGGAGAGGAACGTATACGTCTCGCTCTCCTGGTTGCTGTTGAACATCGTCGCGACGTCGGCGGTCCAGCCGGCCGTCTGCGCCTCCTCGAGGCGCTTGAAGAATGCCCCGATGATCGCGCGCGACCCGAGGCCCTTGAGGTTGAGAGTCATGTGTGTTGCTCCTGGTTAGTTGGCCTTGGTGTTCTTCGTGTGGTTGCGCACGTTGGCCTGGTTGCGCTGATAGGCGAGCCAGACCTTCTGGTCGCCGCCGAACTCTTGCTGCAGCTCGGCGCTGGTCTCCCACTGCGCGAGCCACTTCTTCTCGCCTTCCGGCTGCGCAGCGAGAGCGGCGTCGGCGGATTGCGGGACGACCTGCGCCGAGTTGCCGACCGCGAGGCTCGCGGTCGAGCTCGCCGGCAGCATCTTGGCCTGCGCGAGTTTCGCGCGCAGGTCCTGGTTGATTCTGTTTGCCGCGTCGGCCAGCGACGCGCCGCTCGTGATGAGCTCGCGCGCGAGGTCGTGCTGCGCATCGGCAGCCTGCGACAGGATTGCGAGAACGCGAGCGCGCTCGGCCTCGAGGCCGGTCTGCGTCGCCTGCGCGAGCTGCGCAGAGAGATCCGCGGCGGCGGGCGCCGGCGCGGCGGGTGCGGCCTGCTCGGCCGGGGTCTGGTTCGACATGGTGTCTGCAGTCAGTAGGACGGCGACCTCGTCGTCGGCGCCATTCGCCGAGAGCGGTGTCGCCGAGGTGTCGTCGTCGACGCCGAGCGCGGTGAAGGTGACCTCGCGGAGAGTCGATTCGCGGAAGATGGTCGCAGGTCCTGCGACGCGGTAGCCGTTGACCTCGTCGCTCTGCCCTTCGGCCAGGCGCTGCATCTTGCTCGCCTGCAGGTAGGTCGAGGCCTGCCACGGAAAGCCGTCGGCCGAGTCGGCGAGGACCTGCTGCGCCGCCGGCGAGCGCTGCAGCAGACGGCCCTCGGCGACGATTCCGCGGCCGGGCTCGTTGCGCATCGCCGTCGTGTAGCCGAGCCGCTCCTCGGTGTTGTGATCCTTGAGCACGGGGAGGCGTTGCTTCATGCGGACGCCGGCGAGGTCGATGGCCAGCGTGCCGAAATACCAGTGCGCGAGAGGCTTGCCCGTGAGCGCGACCATCGAGAACGTGCGCGGCTGCTCGTCACCAGGTGCGGCGAGCTGGACCTCGGACGTCGAGTCGCGCAGGAAAAGCGCGCGGCGAGGGACGGCAACGGTGTCGCCGGCGCCGGCGTTGCGGATCTTGTCGTGCATTATGTGGTCTCCGTGGTGTCTTCGGTTGCGTCCTCGGCCGCGTCTTCGGCGGTGTCCTCAACCTCGCCGGGACTATCGACCTCGGCCGCGTCTTCTGCTGCGTCTGCGGCCGATGTCTCGTCCTCGACGGGCTCGGCCATGATCGACGTGCTCTCGGTGCGTTGCGGGCTTGCCTTCGTCAGCACGCCGGCCTCGAGGCCGAACTCGCGCTCGATCTCTGCAGCGCGTGCCAGGAATCGCGCGCGCGAGAGCAGGATCTGCTCGGCGTCGGCGCCGTATTTGGCGGCCTCCTCGTAAGGCGTCGAAAGGTTCGCGTCGATGGAAGCGCGCGCCGCTGCGACGTCGCTCTGCGGGTCGACCATGCCGTAGGACGGGGCGACCCACCGCGCAGCCAGGAACGGTTGCGGATCGTCGAGGAAGCCGGCAGGCGCCGAGATGCGGCCAGACGCGACGGCCATGCGGATGACGTTCGCCCACCAGGGAGCGTTGAACGTGCGATTCAAACGCGCGCGATGCAGGTCGAAGCCGCGCTGGCATTCGCGCATCATCGCGCGCGCCGAGCTCAGGTTCATCCGACCGAAGTCCTTCGCGACGACCTCGTAGGAGAGGCCGATGCTGGACGAGATCGCGCGCAGCATGCGCTCGACAAAAGGCGTGAACGCGCTGCCCGGCCGGTTCGGGTTGAAGGCGACGGGCTCTTCGCCTTCGTTGAGGTATTCGATCGTGCCGGGCTCGAGGTATTCGTGGTAGTCCTGCTGCGTGCCCGTCTCGCTGGCCTGCACGGGGAAGATATCTTGGTCGACCGTCGAGACCGTGCGCTTGATGAATAGCGCGTAGTTCGATGCGGCCCTCGCGGCGATCAGCTCGCTGTTGAGGTAGTGGTGCAGATGCTGCAGATACTGCGCAGACGCGGACAGCCACGGCACGCCGCGCGTCTGCCCGGGCCGCAGCCGGCGGAAGCAGTGCTGCACGATTGCGATGCCGTTGCTCTCGGCCTCGATGCGGATCGGCTGCACGGTGTAGCGGGCGCCGAGCAGCGTCTCGTCGGGATGACCTGGCAGAACGTGATACGCGACGGCCTCGCCGAAGTTGCCGAGCTCGACGCCGCCGCGCAGTCGATCCTTATCGACGAAGCCCGGACTCTGCAGACGGTCGGCGTCGATGAGCTCGCAAGCGATGAGCCCGTCGCCGCCGATGACGGCGTGCCCGATCGCCTCGCCGTCGACGACCGTGCAACGGAGCGCGAGCGCCTGCAGGTCGTAGAACGTGCCGCGCTTCGTCGCATCGGCGTCGCTCTCTGCCCAGCGGTGCCATTCGGCCTCGCATGCTGCGCGCCATTCTGCGCAGGCCTCGTCGGACAAGCCGGTCGCCTCCGGCGTTGCGGCGCTCTGCGGCCGGATGCCGGCGCCGACGATCGCCTCCTCGAGGATGCCGAGCGCGGCCGCTGCGTGTGCGTCGTCGCGGACCATCGTGCGCGAGACGTCGCGCAGCTTCTGCAGATCCGGCAGCAGCTCGGAGTCGGCCGAGCCGCTCGTCTGCATCGGGTTCGTGCGCGAGAACGTCGCGGCCTCGTATGCAAGCAGCGCCTCGTTTTGCAGCCTAGCCTTGCGCATCTTGTGCGCGGTGCCAGGTAGGACGATGCCGATCGCCGCATCGAAGATCCTCGAGACGCGGCCAGAGAGGCCGGCGTAGATCGGCGCGCGCGGCGCTGCGTTCTGGATGCGTCGAGTCATCGGAAGGCGATCTTGGTGCGGCGTAGACCGCTCGCGCGCGCGAGCTCGGCCTGGAAGTATTTGCGCGCCGCGATGAGCTCCTGCATCGAGCGGAGCTGCACGGTGCGGCCGTTGATCGTGTAGGCGGCGACGTCGCCGCCGCTCGCGATCGCCTGGTCGATGACGGCGAGGATCTCTGCGGCGCCGCCGCTGCCAGGCGTCGGGGTCGGCGTTGCAGGGACCTCCGGCGTGCCGGCTCGAGCGAGCAGCCATGCATCGAAGATCCGGTTCGCGAGAACGGTCGCGCTCGTGCCGTCGTAGTGAACGCTCGCCGGCGATTCGGTCAGAACGGTCAGATCTTGGACCTCGACCGTGCGCGAGTATGCATCGGCGTCGGCCGCTGCCGAGATCGCGGCGTTGACGGTGCTCGCGTATGTCCACGGCGCCGCGTCGCGAATCTTCGGATGCACGAACGGGATCTTGCTTTCGTCCTGCGACCAGAGGCTGCGCGTCTTGATCGCCGACCGCAGCGCGGCCTTGAAGCCGACAAGCGCCGAGCCGTAGCGATTCGCCGTCGACGTGCCGCCGGCGTCGCTCTCGCCCTGCGGGAATGTCACGGCGACGATCTCGCCGGTATCTCCTTGATCGGCCAGCGCTGCGACGATCGTGTCGAGGACCTCAAGGATGCGCGCGAAAGCGCCATTCGGCTCGCCTGGCGTCCAGTAGTTTTGCTGCCGTGGGTCAAACCATCCGACGGCGTCGATCGTCTGGATCGGCGAGAGCTCGTCGTGCGTCAGCTTCGCGCCGTCGATCGAGCAGCTCGCGACGTAGATCGTGTCGCCGAGATACTCCTGCAGCCGGTTTGCCAGCGTGATATGAAACGCGGCGCGCGGTGTTACGAACTTCGACCCGGCGCCGAACATGAACGACGTCGCGCGGAACGGTTGATAGATCGGCGGCTGGTCGTGGTGGTTCGGGAATGAGAAGCCCGGCGGGTATGGGTTCTTCTTTCCGATGCGTGCGACGTTGCCCGTCGCCGTTGCTCCGAACGCGACGCCGATGACGACGCCCGTGTCGGTGTAGGCAAGGACCTTGTGCGTGCCGTTGTAGGTTGTCGGCTGCCCGACGTCGGCGGTGAACGTGACGAAGTCGTTTGTCACGCTCGCGCCGAGCCCGGTGTTCGCGAATGCGAGCGCGGCCAAAGCCGGAAACGCAGGGACAGCGATGACCGCAGTGACCGGTCGCGAAGTCTCCAGCGCTTCGCCCTCAAACGGCGACCAAGGCAGGAAGAATCCGAACTTGCGGAACGGCAGCGAGGCGCCGGAAGCGAGCGGAATCGGTTCGCAGACATACTCGTCGCCGGCCTGCGGCAGCGACGGCCAGGCCGCAGTGAACGAGAGCTCGACGATGACGGCGCCGTTCAGGGTCAGCGCGTCGATGTTCCGTGAGACGTTGACATTCGTTCCCGCTACGCAACGGAGCCGAAGACCGGCGAGCGACCCGCGCCAGGTGCCGTCGCCGTAGTTGCCTCCGTAGCGCATGTCGAGCAGGACGGTGCTCGTGTTCGGGCTTACGGCGCCGGAATAAAGTCGGTATTCGATCTGCTCGCCAATGGTCGGCGGCGGATCGAATGCAGGCGCGACCGCGATCTGGTTCGCGGTAGCCGCTCCGCCGGGACCAGTGCCGCCCCATGCGCCGATGGTGTGCGTCGTGCCCGTGCGCGACCGCACAATCGTGCGTCCGGTTGGGTTGTATTGCCAGACCTTGTCGACCTGCAGGCTCGTCGCCGACGAGTCGTGCGAGATGATGTCGCCGACGACGGCACGGTGCGGGAACTGCGTATAGCCGAGGCCGGTTGCCGTCGGGTTGTAGAACGTCAGGTAGCGCAGCGCCTGCACGGCGCAGCCCTTGACCGGCGCTTTCTGGTAGCGCGTCGGCCAGGTGCCCGGCATGTCGAAGACGTCCGAATATCCGCCGGAGAAATGTGCGCTTGAGAGCGGGTTGAGAGCTACGTCGAGGCCTGCGTTCGGCACGCGCCAAGTCTCGTAGTCGGGATGCGCGCCGGCGTTGCTCTGCCCGAGGTTGAGTAGGATCTTGCGGACGGCCACTAGGCAAGGCCTCCAGAGACGGAGAAATAGCCGAGGCCGCTGCCGGCCTCGGCCCCCTCTAGCTCATGACGGAAACATGCACGCACGTCGAGGACGATACCGACGGCGCCAGTCAGGGAATAGCCTTCGATCCGCTCTGCGGAGTCGAGAACCATCGGCGCGCCTCGTCGTGCGTGAGCTCGAGCGAGCGGTAGGCGAGTCCGCAGGCCTGGCATCGGTGCTGCCGGTATCGGCCTCGCACGGCGTGCGTCCTCGGCTTGTGCGCGTTGCAGCGCGGACACCGGAAGGCGACGAACGGGACGACCGGCAGCGTGTCGTCGGTCTCGTCTGCCGGCGGATTCGTCATCGGCCTCCGAGCAGCGGAAAGCGCGTCCTAGGTTCTCGACGCGGATCGCGCCGCGGCGGCGAGCTCGGCGTCGGCGGCGCCGGCAGACCGACGAGCTGCGCGTCGTCGCGGAGCAGGTCGGCGCGAATCATGCGCGCGGCGGCGATCTGGTAGACGAGAAGATCCCAGGCCTCGTTGCGTTGCTGCCCGGGCCGCAGCGTCCAGCGCGTGCGCATGCGCGAGCCCGAGCGTTGCCGGACCTTGTGCTCGCTTGAGAGCTGCTTGACGTAGTCCTCCGGCAGGTCGATCGGCAGATGGATCCGGCCAGTGTGTCCGGCGTCCTTCTCGAGAGCTCGCGCGAGACGCGCGTGCGCGAGGTCCTTGAACATACCGACATTGATCGTCCAGACCTGCATGCCCGGCATGACGGCGCCCGTCCGCGGATGCCGGTCGAGGCGCTGCGTGCCGAACGGGATCGGCGAGTCGCGCTCGACGCCGGCGATCATGCGGACGACCGGCGCGAACTGGCGGGCAAAGTCGATGACCTCGTCGCGGCGGTAGCGCGAGTCGATCAGCACGGCGCGCGGCCGCAGCTTTTTGTCTCCCCACGTCGAGAGCACGACGGCCTCGGCGAGCTCCTCCCAGGTCGTGACCTTGCCGGCGGCGAGCAGCCAGGTCTCCTCGTTGAGTCCCCATCCATGCACGGACCATTCGAGCCGGTCCTTTTGCACGTCGACGGAGCCGGTGACGAGCTGAACCTCGGGCGGGACCTCGAGCTGCCGGCGTTGCTCGAGGCAGGCCGCGACGGCTTCGTCGCCGACGTCGTCGAGCCGCTCCTCCCAGACCTCGGCGAGCCACGAGTTGGTGAAGTTCATCAGCCTCGACGGCTCGTCTTTCGACGACAGGAACTCGGCAGCGACGCGCCACCAAGGAAGCCACGGCGAATAGGCTGCCCAAATGTGGTAGCTGCGATGCTCGACGCGGTCGGCCTCGCGCGCGCCGGCAAGCCACTGCTCGAGCGTGTAATGCCGCGGGACCCAGACGCCGGCGCGCATCATCGCCGGCTTGTGCTCGTCGTCGATCTGCCCACCGCAGCGCTCGCAGGCGAACCAGGCTTTGCGCTCGACGCGCATGTCGCGCGCGGTCGTGATGCGCTCGCGATCCCAATGCAGGTTGCGCCATCGCAGCGCCTGGTGCGTCTGGCAATGCGGGCACGGCACCAGGAACGAGCGCTGGTCGCCGTCTTCGTATTCGCGCGCGATCAGGCCGTCGCGCGTCGTCGGCGTCGAGGTCAGGAAGATCAGGTGCGAGCGCGGGTAGGTGTGCGTGCGCTCGGCCAGCAGCGAGAGCGGGTTCGCCTCTTTTCCGGTCCACGACGGCCACTTGTCGATCTCGTCGCCGCAGATCACGCGGACCGGGACGGACGCGAGGTCGGCCGGGCTCTGCGCGGCGCGGAAATAGAGCACGCTCCTGCGGAACGCGATCTCGCGCGCCTTCGTGTCATGCGCGCGGTCGGTGAGCTCGTCGCGCAGGCCCGGGCTCGCATGGATCATCGGCAGGATGCGCCGCTCGGCGGCGAGGCGAGCGTCGTCTGCGCGCGGCATGACGAGCATCGCCGGCGCCGGTTGCTGGTGGACGAAGTAGCCGAGCACGTTGTTCGCGGCCTCGGTCTTGCCGACCTGCGTGCTCGCCATGATCGAGACGCGGCGGACCCACTTCGAGGTCGCGGAGTCCATCCACTCGCGCGCGTATGGCGCTCGGTCGGTGCGCCATCGGCCGGCCTCGGCGGCGAAGCGCTCGTCGAGGACGCGGTGCTCGTCGGCCCACTGCGAGACCGTCAGCCGGCGAGGCTGCCGGAATGCGGCGAGGATGTGCGAGTCAGTCAGCAGGCTCGTCGGCATCGGCGGCGACCTCTTGGTCGAGGGGTTCGAGGGAGCGCGCGAACGTCGAGAGGATCTCGTCGATCTCGAGCTGCAGGATCTCTTCGACCTGCTCTTCGCTCTCGGCCGCGTAGACAAGCGGCGCCAGTTTCGGGACGGCGGCGTTGAGTCGGTTGCGCACGGTCAAGCCGGCTTTGGTCGCGAACTCGACGACCTCTTCGCGCGGGACGAGCCGGCCGGTGCGGAGGTGCCACTCCGTCTTTGCCAATAACGCGAGCCACTTCTTTCGCTCGACGCTCCAGGCCTCGGCGTCGGCCTCGTTGGCCTCGGGGTCTTGGTCGTCGTTGCCGTGCTTTTGCTGCGCCAGGTTGTCTAGGCGCCAAGCGTGATAGGCCAGCAGCCACCGCTCGACCTCTCGAGGGGTTTTGCCTTGCGGAACGGGCGCGCCGCGCTCTCGATGCGTGCGCCAGGTCCGCGGCGAGACGCCTGCGCGGGCCGAGAGCTGCTCGACGGTCAGAGGGTCACGGCGTGGCGGCATGTGTCAGGCGGACGGACAATCGGTCGGACCGGAATACCGAGAGCGCTTGCTCGCCCGCGACTCACCATAGGGTGGCCCCCCCACCAGGGACCCAAAGGCCGGGGGGGTATGGGGGGTCGGGAGGGGGTCCAGGCGCCCCCAGGATCGCGCCGGCGCGTGCGCGAACGGCAGGCCTGCCCTGCCGGCGAGGCGCGTGCCCGTGCCTGCCCAGGCGGCCAGGCGGGCAGGGTGGCGGGTGCCTGCCCTGCTCGGCCGAGCTCGCCTTGCCTGCTGCGCCTGCTGCCTGGTCACGATGCAGCCTCGGGCGCTCGACGCACGACCAGCACGACCTCGGCGTCGGTCGTGTCGCATAGGACGCGGGCGTATCGCGCGAGCTCGCAATCCCAGATCCGCAGGTTCTGGTCGTCGTCCTGCACGCCGGCGGCGAGGGTGGTCGAGCCCGTGCGCTCGTAGGCGCTTGCCCAGCTCGTTCCGTCCTGCGAGACCTGCAGCGTGATCGGACCTTTGGCGTCGTGCCTGGTCGTCTGCATCAGCAGGCGCCGCGCCGGCCAGACCTGCACGGCCGCAGTCACGTCGGCCGCGGTCAGGTTGCTGTAGGTGTAGACGGTCTCAAGCGCGTTCGGTCGCGCGACCGTGACGTCGACGGCCATCAGGAGAGCGCCGCCTCTGCGCTGCGACGGACGACGACGATCGCCTGCGCCGACGTCACGCCGGCAGCGACGACCAGTCGCAGGAAGCGCGCAGGCTGCACGGAGTAGACGCGGCCGTTTGCTGCAGTCGGCGCGATCGCCTCGATCGCGAGAGCAGCGCCAGCGCCTTCGTATGCTTGTGCCCAGTTGGTTCCATCGAGCGACGTCTGGCATGCGACACCAGTCGCGCCGGCGCCGCTGTAGGTGTAGGCGGTGAGCTGCAGCATGACGCGCTCGCCTGCCCAGATTGGGATCGCGGCAGTCGCGTCGCTCGTTGCGAGCGCTGCGTAGGTGTAGGTCTGCTCGAAATCGTTCGGGGTTGCGGTCGTGACGGTGATAGCCATGGGGTCCTCTGCGGTTGTGGTTGCCGGCCGCGACGTGCTGCCGGTCCCGGTGTGCTAGACGGCGCGCCAGCGCGCCTCGGAGATTGAGCGCGGCGCGCCGGCGGCGGCGAGCTGCTCGACGGCGAGCTCGTCGAATGCGCGACGGAGCTGCGATGCGGCGAGAGTCCACGGCGTGCAGGCGCCGGAGACGTAGACGGCATCGGTGTTGCCTTCGCCGTATGAGTTGAGCGTCGCCGGCCAGTCCGTGCGCGCGGTCCAAGCGGTGCCCTCGTTCCAGCCGACGGCGTAGGCGTGCCACCATCGGCCGGCCTCGAGGCGCCAGCCTTGCTGGACGACCGTCCTCGCGACGAGGTAGGCGTAGTTCTCGGCGCGTGTCGAGAAGGCCTGCGTCGCCGGCCTCGCGGTCGCGCGTGCTGCGGCCATCATGCCGATCGCGGCGATAGCCTCCTGCCACGGTTGCCAGCCGATGACGGCCTGCCCGGTCTGCGAGTTGGTCCAGCCGTATTTCGCTTGCTCGCGGCCGCCGACGGTGCGCACGGTGCGATCTGCCGGCAGCGTGCGTAGCGGGGTCTTGTCGATCGCGTCGTCGATGCCGGCCTGCAGGGTCGGCAGAGCGGCGGCGAAGCCGAGCCAGACCTGGCAAGCGCGCGAGAGCGCCAGGCGCCCGACGGCGCGCGGCGACGGGACGATGCGCTCTCGGACGTAATAGTCGGTCTGGTCGACCTCGACGTGGTCGCGGATGATGGCGCCGAGCGCGGGGTCTCGCGTCAGTGCGTAGGCGGCGTGCAAAAGCAGGTCGCTACGGTGCTGGTCGTCGGACGTCGTCCACTCGCAGGTTGCCGGCGAGGGGATCCAGAGAATCTGATTCGGCGGCGGCCATCCGAGCCGGTCTTCGCGGCCGAGGCCGAGGTCGGGCCGCTGCTGCATAGTGCGCGCGAGCGGGTGTCGGTCGCCTCGCATCGGTGAGCCATCGGGCTCGCGGTTGCCGGTCGGGCGCTGCGCGAAGCTCTGGCATTGCCAGAGAGCGTCGTGCAGCTCCCACGGGTCGAGCGTGACGACGCCGAGGTCGCTCGAGGCGCCGAAGTCGGGCTGGTCGCCGGTCGTGCCGCTGCTGCGCGGTTGTGCGCGCGGTCGCGTGTCGGCGTATCGGCCGGGCGCCGGCGACAAGTAGGCGGCGAGCTGCTGCCGGCGGATCTGGTCGAGGTCGGCCGTGCGCTGCGGGATCTTGCCGAGCGCGAGCCAGTCGTTCGCCCATCCGGTGTAGATGCCCTGCATCGGACGGCCTTCCAGGCGCGCGGGGTCGTAGGTGGAGCAGAGAGCGCCGCGGAGCTCGAAGCGTGAAGCGCGGTGCCAGATGACGCCGGGCGCGACGATCTGCTGCGCGCAGGTCGTCTGCGACCAGGTCGCGGCGGCGTGTCCGTTGCGGCGCGCGAAGTCGACGTGGATCTGCGCGCGCGAAAGCATGCGGAGCTCGCCCAGATCGGAGACGACCTGCGGCTGCCCGTCGTTCGCGGTCGTGCCGTAGATCGCATGCACGGCGAACTCGATCGTCGGGTGCTGCGAGGTGACGATGTAGAAGGCCTCGACGGTGACGCGGCGCGCCGGCCAGATCGTGCGGTGTCGCCAGATCTGCGCGGCTTCGCTCGCGTAGAGCAGCTCAAGCGCGGCCTGCGGTTCGACGCCGGCGACGCCGCCGAGCTCGTAGCGCGGCAGGATGCCCAAGACGTCGCGCGTGATCGCGGGATGGAAGGCGAACGGCTCCGGCTTCGTCTGCTCGCCCCATTCCAGCTTGCGGCGCGTCGGGACGTTCGGCTGCGCGGCCGGCAGCGATGCCCAGATGCGGACGCCGTGCGTCTCGCGAATCCACGGCAGGCGCTGGACGCCGTCGAGCATCCAGCCGGCGGCGTGCTGCGGCAGATCGGCCTGCGGCATGCCGACGAAGATCCAGCCGCTCTGCGGCAGGGTGGCAAGGTTCTCGACGATGATCGGTTCGGGCATGGTCAGTTGCTGCTTGGTTGGGTGCCGTCAGGATGGAGCTCGACGATGCGAACGGCGACGCCGGCCGCGGCGCCGCGTGCCGCATACCACTTCTGCGCGTCGAGCTGGACGACCTGCGAGTCGTCGAGAAACCAGTCGTCATCGGTCAGCGCGTCGAGCACGGCCTTCGCCAAGTTGTCCAGGTCGGGCCGTGCGACATGCGGGACGCGGCCGGGGTCGGCGCTCTTGGTCTCGAGGCGCTGCGGGCGCGGCAAATAGAAGATCATCGCCACGGCGCACGGGCCGACGATCGGGTGCTCCGGTTGCTTCGGGCGCGCAGCGAGCGCGACCTGCATCTTCCACTCTCTTGCCGTGCCGGGGTCGTAGACCGAGGCGCGCCGGCCGCGCACGAACGCGCGCGGGCGCGGTTGCCCTTTGGGCAAGCCGACGGCGAAGAACGCGACGTCGATCATCGGTGCAGTCGCTCCCACAAAATGCGAAACGCGGCAGCGGCCGTCTGCGGGACCTGCCCGTTGCCGAGCGCTTTCAGTCGGTTTGTGCGGTTGGCGGGTTTTCCGGTGACGACGCGCGGGCAGTCGTCCTCCCAGCCCTCCTGCCACGCGGTGCCGTGTAGCCGTCGACCTGCGTCCAGCCACGAGGCCAGCCCATCAGCAGCTCGACCCACTCGGGGTTGAGTTTCGGCGGATCCGGCTGCGCATCCTGGCGCCCCGTCCCACCGTCCTCGCGGACGTAGTCCGTCAGGGTCGTGCCCGGGTGCGCATTGCATGTCGGGCTGCCGTTGTTGTTCGCGTCCTGCGTCGTCGGCGTCGGCAACATCCGCACAGCCAGTGACAGCGGAGGCGTCGAGACCTTTCCCGCTGCTTTCCGCGCCATCCATGCTGCCTCGTCCTCGTCCCCAGTTTTGGAGGCTCTCGGAGTCGGAAATAGCAGGACTATTTGCTCCAGCCCTTTCTGCACGCATCGGCCCGTCTTCGCGTCGTAGAAACGCTGGTTCGGATGCTGAGGCACTAGCCCCGCTTTGTCGACGACGTGCAGATTCTTCCAGCCGGGCTCGCTCTTGGCAGGAGTCGGCCATAGCTGGACCTTCGTATTCAGGCTGCAAGTCGAGTATTGATCCATCCGCCGCAGACCTGCTTCTATGCCCTCCGGTTGCGCATCGCGCGCTCTGGGAGTCGGCCAAGATTCCGCCATTTCCTGCAGGTTCGGGGTCCTGCCTTTGCGAAATGCCGGCGAGCGCGTCCGCGTCGTTGCGAGAGGTGTCCCTAGCAAGACACCACCAGCGCTTTCGGAGGTGAGGAGCTCCGACGTCGGCTGCCGATAGCACGCACCATTCCGCATCGAACCCCAGGTCGGCCAACGACCCAAGAACGCGGTCGAGCCCTCTTCCAGTGATAGCTGGGACGTTTTTCAGGAAGACGTATCGCGGTCGCGCTTGGCGAATGA